TGTTGCGATGCTTGTGCATATAAGTGAACGTGCTCTTGAAACTGCCGGGACAGACATAGCTTCTTGTCTGGAGATTGGTGGGTTAAATCCGTAGCTGTAAAATGTTTGGCTTCCGTCTGGAAGTACGTAAGGTGCTGCTGCAGCATCAACAATTGATGTCTCAGCTTGGTCTTTAATGAAATTGGTTAAGAGTCCCATGGTATATACATCATATTACACCAATGTAATTTAAGCCATCATTGAATAGTGAGTTAAGCAATCTGGATGTCTATTTCTCCGGCTGATTGTCTTTCGGTTGCTTTGTGGATCGCTAACATCATTGCAATTGCTGCTGTGGATTGTTTTCTTCTCATTACATACCAGATACCTGAGTCATTTGTTTTCTTAATACATGCAATGACAGATGCTGTCAGTTCCGGCTGATTGGCGTGGCTCAAACGCCCACCTGTCATTGCACCCAGGGATTCATTACACGCTTGATAGTATTTTGTTCCAGCTACAACCTCAGCATTAATACCTGCTTGACGTAGTTTGGCTGCAACTGAGTCACCACTAAATCTGTTTAATAACACACTTTCAGCGTTATAGGTTTTTGACCATTGAGCTACTCTGTCGGCAATCATCAAATCATCTAATGCTTTATCTGAGTCCATCATGTCCATTAGTCCTACTGCAATTGATCCATCTTCAAGCATTTGTGAACCGACTATTGCAAAGTAAGTTCTTTCAGGTGATATTTCAACACCTATCCATGTTGGTCTGTCTGCATCTAGTTTCATATCTGGTTGCATGCAGCCTTGCCATGCATCATGTGGCCATGGACTGTTGAGTGTGTCAACCCATTGGCATAACATTTCGGTTTGGATGATTTCAGCAGGGTCACCCATTCGTGCTTGTAAAGTTTCTTCTGTAATTGTGTAACCAAGTGCCGGGTTGGCTTGTTGCCAGGCTTTTCTGTCGCCTAATTTGAGGTGTGGTTCAGCACTCCACTCATACCAAGCGATGTCATCATCTGAGTTTGTTTCAATTTTTTGATATGCCCTAGCTCTTAATTGATTTAGAACAATTGAGTCAGCCGACCCTGCATTCGAAGTAATCCACATCTGAGGATTTTTTGAGGCTTGCATCGTGTAAGCAAGAGCTGCAAAAGCATCTGTTGTTTTGTGTTGTCTTGCTTCATCTAGGTAAACTGTGTTTGCTGTTAAACCTCTAGCTGCACCTGGTGTTGGTGCTATAATTTTGTAACGCGCGCCATTTTTTAATTCAATCTCTTCGCGACCATTTGCCCTTGTAACTTGTTTGACTTTTTTGGTTAGCCAATCATATCCATCAATCATTTCAACAACGTTCCTGAATGTTTCTAAGGCAACGTCTCTGTTTTGTGCTGTAGCAATTTGTAAACGTTCATCAAATAGAAATAACCCTGCCAAGATTCTCATTCTAAGTAAATGAGTTTTGCCACATTGTCTTGAAACCAAAACGCCTACTGTTTTGTGAATATATTGATCATTGACATGCTTTAAAGAATCATCCAAAACAAACTTTTGCCAAGGCATCAAAGGCATGCCAATGGCCTCTGCCAAATCTGCTACAGCTTGTGATTTAGTTTGGTGATTCGTTATTGTGGTTGAGATTCTCGGGGTTGATGATCCGACCAGAACGGATTTTGTCAAGAGGTGTCACCTCACTTGCAATCTCGGGACGCTCGCCACGTCCAAACACACTCAAACCATATTTATCTAATATGACCTGTAACTGTCTAGACATGTTTGTAATCTCTTTAGTTTCAGAATCAGGTAAATTATCAATGATGCCAGCCAAACAAAATGCCATTGCTACCCCTGACAAATCAGCTTCTGTAATCCAACCATTTTGTTGAGCATAATCAACACTCTTTTCCAAACTTGGTAATATCCGATGATTTTGTTCTCTAGGCACTTAAATTCCTCTCATTTTTTGGTGGTGTAAAAACCCCAAAATCCTTAAAGCCCTCGGAGAGAGGGCGTGGGAAGGAGTCGGTTAGGTATCCTCCTGAAAAAAAAATGGCTCTCTTTGAGCGTAGTTTTGATTTGCCTGCTCGTTCTATCATGAATGTTTCAACATCTTTGTCATGCTTTGAATAATTGCATCTGTTACAAGCTGCAGCCAGGTTAGATGATTCATCTGTTCCTCCTTTGGCTACTGGTATTACATGATCTACTGTTGTTGCTTGTGCTCCACAATACTGGCATTCGTTGTTGTCTCTGGATAGTATTTGCGCACGTGTTTTTCTCCATGCTCTTCCTCGACTCATTGTGCTTTCCTTAGATTCTTTTTTATGTAATCCACTACTTTTGTTACATCTTGGCCTTGTAGTACATCTTTTGGTATTGGTTCAGGTTTGTATTTGTCTGGTATTTGTGTCTTTTTTAAATGTCCGATAGAACGTTCTTTAAGAGTTCTATAAGAGTTATGTAGGACACCATTGTCAGGGGTGGTAGGACGTGTATGTCCGGGGTATAGGACACCGGTGTCAGGGGTAGTCATTCTGTATAGGTTTGATTGACCTGTTCTTGTTTCAACTTCTAAGTGTCCTTTGTTGATTAGTTCTATTTGTATTCGTCTAACTTGACGTGTTGATAATGCCATCATCTTTGCTATGCGTTCTTGTGATGGCCATGCTGCACCTTCTTGATCATTGAAATGGTCAGCTAATACAACCAACAACAGTTTTTCCATAGGTGTTAGGTTCTCTTGTTCTAATGCCCAACCAACTAGCTTAGCGCTCATTTAGTGCTTCTTCTAACGCTTCTATAGTAGTTTGATTAGGTTTGTGTGCATCTGCAGAATATGCAGAACTAACAATTCCCATGGCTTTTTTGTCAGCCTCAGATGTTACCATCACTTGAGGGTCACAATCCTCATGCAACATTTCTTTGTTGTACAACTTGTGACATGTGCTGCACCATACGTATGTTGGCACTATTTGTTACCCCTAACAATTTTGGCGCATACTGTGCAATGCTTCTTGTTAAATGTCCAATTACCACAATTGATACATCTGGCAATTAACTTGTCCATTGACCCAACAATGGATGCTTGGCGTGCAGCGTAACGCTCATACTTGGTCATATTTGTCGCCTAATAATTTTTTTGGCTGTCTCAGCATCTTGTGGGTTAGTAAACAAATCCTTTTTGTTTTCTATGTCTAAAGCTATTGATTCTTGTAATGCTTGAGCAAACTTGTAATCATGCGCTTTATCTTGAGGATTCATTGTGCATCTCCATGTTTGTTTGTGACATGCCACATGAATGTCTTATTCAATGATACCTGAGTTGAGCCGTACATCTCCATATTGCAGATGTCACATTTCATAACCCAATATTTGAATCTGTGATTCTTTACTTTGTCTGGCTTAATACGTGTTGACACACCTAGTAAGACTAAGAATGCTAGTCCTAAGGCCATCAGTACAGCTTGTGCAATTGTTGCCAATGTTTCAATCATGCTAACCCTGTTTTCTTTGAACATTCAGGCCAGGCGTTCCAGCCCTGTTTTGCTTGTAATGCTTTTGCTCTTACCAGTTGTTCTCTAACACTTGCCCTACTTGGTTTACCTGTTCCACCTACGTATTTCCATGATCTGTCATCAAACTGAAACAGCCCATGATACTTACCTGTTTTGTTTACTGCTTTTGGATTTAAACTTGATTCACACATTGCCAAAGATTTCCAAGGCTCAGGCAAATCGTTTGGTGAACTCATCAATATTGTTGCCATCAGAATCCCGGTGATGTCCATGGGTCATCTTCCAATCCACCAGCAGCTTGTATTTCAGCGTTTTCGTGGCTGGTTGGTATTCCCTGTAACCATGCACTAATGTTATCGCCAAGATGACCTGACTGAATATCATCTAATAGAGGTTTGACTTCTTCAAATGTCATATTTGATTCCGGAACAATCTGCGCATCTTTACGTCTTGATGCAAATTGAACGAAAGCATTTTGTTGATTGGTATCTTTCAATACCTTTGCCAACTCGCGCTGCAACCAACCAGACATTTTTGGAGTCGCAACCCTGCGAGGTTTCAGATAAGTAACAGGTTTTTCAACGTAAGGCACTTCAGATGCACCTAATGATTTAGCAACATTAGCTTTAACCATCTCTTCTCTTGATGGTCTCAGGTTTGCAACATTTTGTCCGTTGCGTTTTGGTTGGAAGTTGAAATTTGCTAAGGCTCTTCCAAGAGCTGAACTCTCCGCATTCTCTAAAGCATTACGTGCGTTTACACCTTTTGCTTCTGTATGTTCATCAGCTAATCCGGTAGCAACTTGTCTATCACCAACCCAGATGATTGCTTTAACAATGTAATGGCCGTTGATATGTGAAATTAATTCTGTTTCAACTCTGCCATCTTGATCGTGCGTTTTCCAAAACCTGTCAAGTCTTTCAGCTACAGGTTCATAATCTTCAATGTTGAAGAATCCCATACCATACCCCTTTGTTTTGTCTTACCTTGGTGATACTAAGCAAAAGTTTTAGGGTAAGTCAACAACGACTCACCATTCTTTTCCATCAGCTATAAATTTTCCTTTAGAGTTAATTGGTACTAATTGAGGAACAACATGATTGTTTTGTATATACAAAAGGCCAAATCCTTGCTGCCAATTAGCAGATTTTTCACGTATGTAGCCAGCGCCACTTGAGTTTAAATCCATAAGATGACCCACCTCCATGCCCCAGATGGTGTTTAAACGGCCACCAAAGCCCCTAGAAGCCTTTGAGATGCCTTGCCTATGGGTATGGCCAATCACGCAATTCTGACCTGTTCTAAGTGCCAAATTGAGGCCTGTAAGCCCGGCCGTAGTATACATTCGTCCCTCATCTCCGTGGCCCATGATTACGCCAGGAGCAATGAAATCCATTTGTCGGTTGTAAGTTATTCCTAACTTGTTCAATCCAAGTAAGTTTTCAATCCTCAAAGCTGTTACTGATTCAAATGCTGGAGCATTTTTGTAAATGTATTTTTCAATCCTTTGAGAATGGTTAGAACGTTGTAAAACAAAAGGTTTCTTTTTTGAACCCAGAGCTTCCCTGAACTGAGCCAGTATGGAATGAGTGAGGTTAAAATTCTTTTGAAGTGTTCCCTCAAATTCTTTACGTGTTCCCTTGTTGAAAGCACCAAGTTCAGCAACATCAATTTCATCCCCAACGCAAAATATGCCATCAATCTTTGATTCAAAAATATAATCTAATACACGGTCAACATTTCGTTTATGATGAAATGGGATTTGCAAATCTGAAAGTACTAAGTAGCGTTTAATACTTACCTCTTTTTCTTGAGGTCGATTACGTCACTCCAAATCATATCAGTCTTTGTCTGTAATTTTGTCATTTCAATCTTCATATCATTTATTTTATCTGCGAGTGATGAGCCGCCGTTCGGGAAAAGGGTCTGTTTTATTTTAGTTTGCATCGCTATTAGGCGGATCATCAAAACTATTATAGTTAATGAACAACCAATAATGGCTGTTAACTCATTTACACTCATTGGTTTTTATACCAATTTGGATCGTAATCTGTGTCATCTTCAAAATCATCATCATCGGGTGTGTCGGCGTAGGCAAAGGTTTCATTGGCAAAATTAATCATTCCAAAAATTTGGTATTCGGGCATTCCAGGTGAAACAACTGTTCTCATCTTCTTTTTCTTACCATCATAAGTTTCAAGTAGTACAACAAAACCTGTGACAAGTTCTTGTTCTTTGTGAACATAATTCATAACGTTGATTAACGCATCACCGAACACATCAGGTATTTCAACTTTTTCATCAGACATTCAAATCAACCCCATTCAATTGTGTTGTCCATCCAAGATACTTTGAACCCCAGGCATCTGTCACGCCTGTGTAATAGATTTTCCCTATTGTGTCTTTGACAGGTAAATCAGTAGTCCAAACATAACCAGGCTTGTCAGATTGAATGCAAATGTGTCCATATTTTCCACCTTCATAGAAATGAGTTGCCCCTATTGGTGCTTTAATTGGATCAAAATGTTTATGTTTTGCAGGTGTGTTATTCCAAGCAACAATTGCTGATGGATACTTTGCAGGGATTTTCCAAGCTAAACGACATGTTTTAAGACACATGCCTTTAACACCTCTACGACCAGATTGATGAGCTACAGCCATCCAGGTGGCAGCATCGTGACCAGTCCAGGCTTTAGTGTTCGTCATTTTCTTTGACGTTTATTTTGCCAAAAGAATAATCAGATGGGTTTAACCAACGAAGTACAACAGGCAATACAGCAGCTAATCCGGCAGCAAATAATGCATTAGGGTCTGTAACTCCTGCAAGATAACAAGCAATTGATGCAGCTAAGAATGAACGTCCCCATGATGCTGCAATTGCTTTGTAGTTGGTCATAAGATACTTGCCAATTCTTCTTTAGTTAGGCCAGCAATGTCAGCTAGTTTTTTGATAGCTGATTCTCTTGCATCTTGTTTGGCTTTATACTCGGCTTCAAGTAGTGCTGAGGCTTGATTATCTAATTCGTGTTGTGCAATAAAGGCTTCTTTGTCAGCACCTGTCAATTCAATAACTTGGTCGTCAATACCAATCATTATTTTATTTGTTGTAGCCATACACACTCACAGTTCCCGTAAAAGTACCATTTTGAGTAATCAAAGTAAAACCATCATAACTTGTTGTCACAAAAACTAATCCACCAACTGAACCACCAATAAAAGCGCTAGTATCATTTTGTGAAACAATTGTTCCTGTAAATTTTGTCCATTGTGTTAAAAATGGTGAAATTATATCTATTAGATACGCTTGACCTTGTTTTTCAACATTATCTTGTGCGCCAAGTTTAATAAAAGTGCTTGGTGATGCTGTCCAAGAAACATCTGCTGCTGTATCGGCTCTTTTAATCCAACTTGTGTAAGCATAACTTGAAGCCGTTAAATCCGTACCACTAGAACGAAGTCTAAGATATTGGTCACCATCATTATTACTATTACCTGAAACATTCACAACAATTCTATAATTATCATAAGTCGCGCTAAAAACATTGTTAAAAGATTGACTGGCTACTGCACTAAAACTAGT